ATGCATCTGGTTTCCAGCCATAACAGTCTTGAGTGCTGTAAGCTGGGCCATTGCCTTTTGCCAATCGTCATTTCCAGTAGTAGGTACAGGTGTTCCAGCACTCACCAGTTTAGTTATAGCCATTAGCGTGCCTCCTTAATAGTTAGTGAGAAAGAATGTTTCGGGTTACTTGAAACGTCACGTCTTTGGTCTCTCTGCGTAGCAATCTCAGACATGTCAAGTGTTGCATACAAAGGTTCTTTGTACACATGGTTACTTTCAGTCATATCCACATATACAGGATTATAGTTAATCAAAGATGCAGTTATTGCAAGTATCTCTTTGTACTCTGTATGCCCAACTACTGCAAACGAAGGTTCTAGTACAAGAAGCCTAACACCATCACTACCATACACTCCACCGAATCGTGTATCGGTGCGCTGGTTGGTTATCACATACTTCTCTGCGTAGTACGCATTTGGGTTAGGCATTGTGTAATATTCTCCTATCATAAGAGAACCAACACTTATTAATGAACTACCTTCAAAACGTACTACAACCTTCTCTACCATGTATTCAGCAGAGTATATGACATCAGTATCAAGCAATGCTTCATTAGTACTACGAAACACATAACCTGTATCCGCAGACAGTGTGTAATATGATATGATGCACTTAGTAGCATTGTGCGATGCAAAAGCTACAGTGTTAATTTTTACTGGTGCATCAAATATAATCGTAATATCAACGGTTATATCTGTTGCCATATACGGAAGTGCCAACAGGTTGTCCATGAGATTACCAAGAGGGAAGTTAGCACTCACTGTAGTCGCTGTGATTGAAGCAACCTTTAGTTTATTGTCATATAATAATCTCACTTTGTCACCTTCTTTATTCCCTTTTGTGCATCAATCAAATACACGCCTTTGTTTATAACATCCTGTACCACATATCTAGCTTGTTCCTTGTCATGCACATCTTTCATTATGAAAGTAATCTCCATGCCATCTTTGCCCCTCATGCTACCATTGCCAATTGCCATTAATAGGTTAGCCATTTGTTCTGGATTGGATACCACTTCTGTCCTGTTCTTCTCACCAGCAATAATACTTGTACCTTCTGGTGTACCTTTAATCATACCACCAGTTCCGTAGTAATCACTTTTACTTGGAGCAACAGGTGCAGTAGCTAGGTGAGCCGCAACCTGTGCACCACTTAATACAGCAGTACCAGCAATTATCCAAGGATTAAGTGTTGCAATAGCTTTTGACATAGCAACTACAGCATTAGATGCTATAGACACAGCGTCGAATGTCCATGCGGTCATAGCAGAGGCGTAAGATAACTGTGCTTTCTTCCAAGCAAAGTCTTCCTCTGCTTTCTTCATCTTTTCAAGATAGTCTTCTTCTATCTTTGCACGTTTAAGAGCATTCTTCTTCTCATTTATAGTCTTTTCATCAGAGCTTGCCATAGCTTCTTCAAGCTCACGTTGTGCACTCTCTACAGCAGTCTCTTCCGCAACACCAGCTATTCTAAGTTTTTCGTCTAACTCGTCCTGCATGAAATCCATTTTTCTGTCGTGGGCAAGCTGTAATGCATCTAACTCTCTTGTAGCAAAAGCCTGTATCATGTCGCCAACTGCATTGAATGATTGGAGCAAACTATTTACTACAGCTTCCGTGTACTCTTTCCAATACTCTTCTTTCAGTGCAAGGTACTCTTCTTCTGTAAGCAAGTCTTCTCTACGTTTCTGCTCATTTATGAGATTGATAGCAGACTGAGCACTCGTGTTGATAAGAGCGTGCTGGTCAAGATACTCTGCATATGTACGATTACCATCAGTATATTCTTTTGCGTTTATAGCGTGTTGAGCATCCCTAAACGTAACAAGGTTATCAAGCGACTCTTTCTGTGCTATTGCTGTAAGTTGTTTCTCTACAGCAAGAGCTTTCGTGAACTCACCCTTGTCTTTATAATCAACAATCTTCTTCTGCATACCGGCTGTGTCTAGCGCATCCAAAGCTTTCTGATAACCAGCTACGTTTTCAGTAAGAGCCTTCAACTCTGCACTAAGTGCGTCTGTCTTTGCTTTCACGTAGCCAAGTTCATCCTTACTAAATCCTTTCTTGAGTGTCGCAAGCTCTATTTGAAGGTCTGTTTCCAGCAGAATACCAGACTCAATAGCTTGTACAATTATTGCACCTTTACGTAACCGATAATTGTTGTAATCGTCTGCTGTCTTTTCAGAATCTTGGTACGTCTTCTTATTAAGCACTTCCTGCTCTGCAAAGTAAGCTTCCATAGCTGTTACTTTACGTGCATTTATATCCTTTTCAAGCTCTACAGCAAGAGCCTGTGCTTCCGTGAAGTTGCCTATACCTGTAAGACGTGACACCTCTGCTTCCGTTTCCTTGTCTTGCAGAGATTGAACAGCAGAAGCATACGTAGCAGTCTGCGCTGTGAAAGTCTTCATCATTTCAGAGTGTACTTTAATCCTATTCTCAATAATTGCAATTGCTTCTTTCCCTGCTTTTACACGGTCTTCTGCAAGTTTCTCTTCCCATGTTCTTTCTTCAAGTCCATATTCTCTGCGTAGATTAAATAGTTTCTTATCTAGTTCTTCCTGTACAAGAGAAGAGGATACTTTTTCGTTTGCTATAATTGCATTAAACCTTTTAACGTAGTTGTTACGGTCTTCTGCTGTCTGTTCAGAATCGTTGTATGCTTTCTTGTTAAGCACTTCCTGCTCTGCAAAGTAAGCTTCCATAGCTGTACGTTTAAGTTCGTTTGCATCTTCCTCTAAGGCAATAGAGGCAGTAAGAGCATCCGTGAAATTGCCAGCTTCTTTAAGCTTTGCAATCTCTCTTTCTCTTTCCTGTATGTTAAGTGCATTTACAGCATCTTGGTATTCCTCTGTCTTTTCAATCACGTCAACAAGAATAGCTTTGTTTACCTTTGCACGTTCCTCACTAATCTTGATTGCTTCGTCAGAAAGCTTCTTCTTCCGTGCTACTTCATCCTCGTCATATGCTTTCTGCTCTTCTGCAAGAGTAAGTGCATCTAAACGTGCTTTACTGAGATATACTTCATCAATCTTATCAAGAGCGATTGTGTGCAACCCTTCCAGTTTTTCTACATAGTCGGTAAACTCTTTTTGTGTAATCTTCTTCTTGTCAAGTTCTTCTTGTTTAGACGCTACCGCAACTCTAAGTGTCTCACCAGCATTATCAATATCCGCTTGCTTCTCTTCTTCACGTAGCTTATCACGTATTTCTTTAGCCTTTACAAACTCGCCAGTGCCTATAGCAGTTTCAAAAGCTACTTCTTCCTCGTCATTCTGCGCAGTCTTGAGTGCATCTGTATACTTATCAAAAGAAGATGTAAGAGTGAGCCATGCATCAGCTAGCTTTTTGATACGTTCCTCTTCGTTTTCTGTGTACTCTTCGGACACAGCATCACGCTCATTTGAGTAAAATGTAGTAATCGCTGTCTGTGCTACTTCGTATGCTGTTTTAAGCCCTGCTAACTTGTCAAGTCTTTCTTGCTCTTTCTCCACACTCAATTCTGCAAGACCAATCTCTTCTCTTGTAGCCTTGTACTTTGCATCAAGTGCATCATTATCTGCTTTCTCTTTAGCACGGGACAGTTCCAAATACATGTCAGTTGCACCTTCAATGTCCCCAACTGTAAGCATTTCCTGTATTCTTGCTTCCCTTGTAGCAAGTGTCTGTTTAGCAAGCATGTCAATATAAGCTTGACTTAGCTCGTTAAGTTCTGCCCACTTCTCAATAACAGCAGTCTGACGTTCAATCTCTTTTTCCCACAATGCTTTGTGTGCGTCATCGGCTTTCTCAAGTTGTATCTGATAGTACGCAAGGAGCTGTTGTTCTTCATCGTAATACTTAGTGTTGATTGCAGTAGCCCATGCAGTAAAACGTGACTGTTCAGCAGTAACTTTATCGTTATGCTCTTTATTTAAGTCTTCAAGCACTTTGTTATTTCTTTTAGCATTTGCAATAAGCGTTTTTGACCATGTAGTACTTGCACCATTGAAACTTGTCCTGTACGTATCGTTGGCAAGCTTCTTATCTGTAAGATAACGTTCTTCCACTAGAGCTAGCTCTACCGCATTACCCTTATTGTCTTCCAAATCTTTTGCGTACACACTCTCGGCATACGCAAGACTTTCTGCTCGTGCAAGCTCTGCAAGGGACTGTGCTTTTTGCTTTGATGCCTCTGCTATATTCTGTTCTGCTGTATAAAAGTCTTCCTGTATACGTAACTTTTCGGTGCGTTCTGTAACGTACCCTTTAATTGTTGCTTCGGACGCTTCTTTTTGTGCATCAATAGTCTTTTTCTTTTCGTCCTCAAGTTCCCCTATAGCAACTTGCTTGTACTCTTCTACCATAAGTTGTTTCTTCGCAAGAATTTGTTCAAAGGCTAAAGCTGTGTGAGCTTCTTCATACGCAGAATCTATACGTGCTTCACGCATGTCACGTTCTGCATCTATATACTTGTTTTTCCATTCATCCAAGCCCTGCAACTGTGTCTCATATCCTTTTATAAGAGTATCAAGTCGTTCACCCTCTGCAATGGTGAAGTCCTCTGATGCTCTGTTACGCTCAACAAGTAAGCGTGCTTCATTCTGAGCAAGTAGTATACTTATCCTACGTAACTCAACATCAGCTTGTGTATTTGCAATCTTTTTTAATAATACTTTAGAAGCCTCTCCTACATGCATGTTCTCGTCTACCAGCAAAAGATTAGCTTCTCTTGTTAGATTGACCTGCTCAGCAAGTGCATCAGCATTTGTGTGCAGACTACCTAACAGAGAGTCAAAGGTCTTCGCAAGCACTACAGCAGACTGACTTGTCTTACCAGATGCTTGTGCTGTACTAAGTAAGCTTTCAGTGGCTGTATTCAACGAACTTGATACATCAGTAGAAGCAGTTATTTGTGAACGCAGTGCATCTATTGCTTCGTACTCACCTTCAATAACTTCGTCCACAGCGTTCTTTTTCTTTGTATAAGCTTCTGCTTCCGCTTTAATCATGTCCACTAATTCTTTACGTACACCAAGTAACTGTTTATCAGTCAACATTCCTTCTGAATACAGCTGTCCTGCAACAGCTACCGAAATCTTAGTTGCATCTATCATGGATGCCAAACTGGTTTCAGAGTCAAGTGCACTTTCTGAAATACGACCAGTGATATTCAATACTTCGTTAGAAACATCTTTATATGATGACCCAACTTCTGTACCATACTCCAATAATGCTTGCACACCATCTTCTGAATGGCTCATAAGTTGCTTCACTACACCATCGAGTAAGCTTACATCTGCCTTAACCTTAGCATACGTATTCCGAATGGATGTACCCATTCCAGCAGTATACCCAAAACCGTTTATTTCTTCATTGGCTTCTTTGTATGCATCCTGCGTTGTTTTTAACGTAGCAATCAAACTCTCTAGTTCAGCTTCTTGCGCTTCTGTATGCCTAGTGTCTCCTTGTGCACTCATAAGAGCTGTTATGCTTGTCACAATGCTTGCATATTCTTGCCCCAGCTCTGCGGCTTTGTTTATCTTCGTCATCTTTTCTGTTTTTTCTATTGCTTTGTCATAATCATTAGACAAATCCTGCAAGTCTTTACGTAAGTCCAATATTATACGCCTAGACTGTATTTCATATAATGCTTTCTCTGCTGTAGTTAAATTCTCCACATTTGTAGTTAATTCAACTTGTATCCTTGCATATTCCGCAGAAGCTGTTTTCAATGCTGTTATAGATTCAGAAAAAATATCAGCAGAACTTCTTGCCCCCTGCATAGTCTTTATTACTTTATTGAAACCACGTATAAAGCTAATCCCCACCTGTACTACACTACGCATTGCTGGTGTAACTGCATTAACTAAAGTAATAGACAGAGCTTCTGTAGCAGACTTGAGAATAGTGTAATCACTATGGAGTGTGTCAAGTTGAATATGTGCGGCTTTGAATGCTTTGTTTGTGTCCGTTACATCATTTTGATATTTCTCTAGTTCTTCACGGGAAGAACGAATAAGAATCTGCATCTGTGGGCCAATGACCTTACCAAACGCTTTCATTATTTCACCAGCAGATAGATTAGCATCGCTTAGGTTAGAGAACACATCAACAAGAGAGTTTGCAGATACATCAATATCCTTAAAGTCTATGCCCATTTTAGATAACTTTTTAGACGTAGCACTTGTTTCACTTGCAAGTTCTGCAAGTCCGTTACGCATTGCACGTCCAGCACGTGAAGCTTGCATACCAGAATCATACATGTTATTCAACAACCCAACAACTTCTTCAAGTGAGTGTCCAGTTGCTTCCGCAACAGGGCCTACTTGTGCCATTGAGGTTTTATACTTATCAAGAGTAGCCTGTGAACTTACAATACCAGCAGTCAACGTATTAGCAACACGTGTGGACTCTGTTGCTTTGAGAGAAAACTGTGCAAGAGTTACGTTCATCATTTCAGCTACAACAGACAAGCCTTTGCCTGTAGCTTGCGCCATTGCCAACGTACCATCTAATGCTTGTATAGATTCAGTAGCAGTCAAACCAGCAGATGCCATGTAGTACAATGCACTAGCCGCTTGTGAAGCAGTAAACAATGTAGTCTCACCAGCTCTACGTGCCGCATTGTCTACTGCACGTAACTCAGAGGTTGTCGATTGGAGTACTGATTGTGTGTTAGCTAACTCTTGCTGGTATTCAGCAGTAATTGTAACCATCTTTCGGAGTACTTGGTTTATCTCCATAAGTATTCTTCTAAGCACAGTGTACATAGTCATACCACTTGCCATAGCCATAGCTTGTTGCGCAAAAGATGTTTTTGTGGTTTGTCCACGTTTCTTCTCTGCACTTTCAGTCTTTTTTATTTCTTTTGTAATCTTCTTTTCAGCTTTAACTTTTTCTGTGGCTTGTGCTTTTTCATCTTTTACTTGTTCCGCTACATTTACTTTCTTTTTTGCATTAGAAGTCTTACGTTTCCCCTCTAGTACATCCATCTTGCCAAGCAACACATCAATTGTGTTGAGTGCATCTTGATATGCTTGTTCATTTCTTTTTATGTTACTGTTAGGTTTAGTAGACTGTTGAGAAGCTTTCGCAAGTTTCATAAACTCTGCACGTAATGCAACGAGCGTACTCTTGAACTTGTAAATGTCTGCTGTACCACGTTTAGACATATTAGCTAGTGCATTGATAAAAGCATAGGACTGCTTGTTTACTTCCCCAACATTTTCATTCACAGAATTTGAAAGCTTCTTACCTGCTGTTGCAATACCTGTTTGGAGGATACGTAAATCACCTCGCATTTTTGTGAGGTTTAATCTAACTTCCGCTTCTATTACTCCGCCTGTCTGGTTTGCCATGCTTACCTCTTTTTATGTCCACGTACCCAATTCTTCTTTGAATTCTTTTTTACATCTTCCATTTCACGGAAGTGTGCAAGCTCTAACCAAGCATACTTATTTATGTCCTCACGTTGAAACTCTGTGAACATACCACTAGCATGGTCAGCAGGATTATCGTCTCCACGTTCCGCCATACATGCCCATTCAAAGAGCATATGCTTTGTAACTTTACTTATGTCTGTACAGTTCTTCTGCAACAGAATAGCTGTAAGTGCACTCATAAAATCGTCTGGAAAAAGGAAACTCATTCTAATCTCGATAGAATTAATTTCTTTTTCATACATTCTGGCTTCTTCTATATCTTTTGTTTGCTTGTTTAAAGCACGTGTCTTCGCTATCAACGTTTTCATTGATTTGTACGTAGAGGTTGTCTGTGACCATTCAAGTACTTCATCATACGTAGGTTTTACCATAGATGATTGCATCAGTCGTTCTTGCATGTTCTTTATAGCTATAAGAGAATCAAGAGTAATCTCTTCTTGCTCTTCATCATTGTTAAGGTCTAACGTGGTGAAGTCTCCACATGCACGTAGCTGTGTCGCATTAAGCATGTGAATAGTGAATAAACCAATCTCTCCGTTCCATGGAAGTCCAAGTACAAAATCAGTGTTGTCTTTTATTACTTGCAATCCATCTTTACCTTTTATATCCACGTTTTTCTCCAATTGTAAAGATGTGGGCACTGTTACATACCCACATCCTAAATGATTATGCAGGAACGCCAAGAGCAAGAGCTTTCGCTACGGTAAGGTCAAACTCTATGCAAGCATTGTGCTTGACACCAGAAACGTCTGTCCACTCAGTTGCAGTACAATCAAAGCCATAGCTCGCCCATGATTTGACTTCAAATGACATGTCTGTCTCACTGCCAGTCACACTAGGCATCACGTACTGTTTGTATGCGACAGCATCCCCTCTATGAGAAGAACCACCACTATACTTAGCCACGAATACCTCTAGTGAACAAACAGGAGCGTAAGGTTGGTCAGTTGTTCTTGGAGTGTAAGACCGAGCAGTCTCGTCATACACACCACCCTCGATACATTCTCTAAGGTCGTATCTTTCGTCCGTAAGAGCAAGAGCCGGACTATACCCCTTATTGATTGCATCAATAATCATCGTGTCAATAACACCACTTCCAGATTCCTGTTCAATCTCTTCCTTGTCCTTCATCACGTGAGGAAGGCCAACAGCACCGGAATCATCGAAACAGTTTACCCATGCAGTGCCAATAGCTTTTGCATCACCAGACACCCCAAACCCAAGGAGTACAGCGATTGCACCCTTAACTTCAAGGTCAGTTTTGTCTGTAACTCCAACTGCATTCACAATCTTGAGTCTTCCTGTTACTTCATCCGCAGAAGCCAAGAAAACAGAACTGAAAGGTACTGCTGCGTTTAGTGCAGTAATAACTTCGGCTACAGTAGCCACACTGTCCGTACCTACAGTGGTCATGTCCACAACAAGGTCAACAAAATCTCCTGTCCTGTCCCAACGATATGAGAGCACGTCAGTTGCAACTGCATCGCTCAAGTCCACAGTACCAGCGAAACCCAAGTGATTGGTTACACTAGGTACAGAACCATCGGGATTGTTTCTGCGGACACAAAAACCCTCGTTTGAAAAACCGGTACGCTTATCTTCGTTATACATTACTTACCCTCCCCATCTTTAACTGTTCCATTAACAGTTTCTTTCTTTTTGCTTGAGAACTTTGTATCCTCTTCCACTTTGGGTAAGGGCTTAACGTCCTTCTCCACCACTTCTCGCACAGCAGGGAAATCTTTTCCAATGTTACACTTTGTTTCGCTCTCACAAAGGAAAAGAGGCCCGATGTAATACTTAAACTTCATGTTACCTCCATCTTACTGGTACTTCAAGTACCCTTTCACGATAGATATACCCTGCCGTACTAGCCGGACGGATATCCGTTATTTCTGATGTTACAAATACTTGCGTTCTTGTAACAATAGTCCCATTAACTACACTTATGTGTTTTCTGTTTAATAACTCATACAACGTAAAAAGTATAAATTGGTCTAGTTCATCTTGATAGTTCTTTGGGTAACACACACGTACAAAGAACTTGCCTGTGCTGTTCTCTGCTCTCCCTAGGTGCATCATTTCACCTATAAGAATGTAAGGCAATACTGCTTCACCTACTCCAACAAGCTCACCACTAACAGGAAGAACCATAGCTATATCTGTTTGTTGCGTCTTTAAAAAATTAACTAACGCACGTACTATCATACTTCCTCCTTATATAATCTTTGACCCATATATTCTTTCTACTTGAGCTAAGAATCTGTCTGAGAACAAATTCATCATTGTTTCCAATGCATGTCTTTTCTCTTCTAGTGCACCAGCATAGAATACAGCAGAACCGTAGTATCCATAAAAACCAATACTACCACCAACGTGATATGATTTAAAGAACATGTTTGTAACTGCCACATATGTCCAATTGTGCCAATATGCTCCGGCTTTTGGGGCATCTGGTGAACCTATGTTCTGGTTCAAATCCCACGTATACCGCATTGACTCTACAGTATACTCAGCCGCACGTGCTACCTCGTCCTCTTTTCCTACAAAGTACTTGTTTATATTTCCAAGTACTTTGGCAGACGACTTTCGGATGGCTTCCTCAGCTTCTTGTACATTGTACTTAGCTGGTTTAAACTTAGCCATTACGGTCTTTGTGGAAGTCGCTCTCCCCTACTTGGGTCTACGACTTCTTCCTCTTGCTCAACAACAACTTTCTCTTGTGTACTATCAGTACATGCAAGCTGAAAGAGCAAAGCATTTATGATACTGAAAGCGTGTATCCTGTCACAAGAAGCTATTTTACTTTCATTATCTATTTTTACACCATCTAATGCGAATCTCAATTGCATATCAACCTCCTATCACGAATGGGGCAAGCGCACCTGCTGATAATACAATACTTGCACTCATATCCCCTTGATTGTCTGTCACATCATCTAAATGGGCGTGTATTGCGATAATTTCACCATAACGAGTAATATACACAGGTTCCAGAATACGATATTTCCTTGCATTATGCCCAATTACAAGCCCCCTTTGTATCCAGCTCATGGTGTATTCCCCAATAAGAAGAAAATCATTTATCCATGCACTCACATCTTCCCCGTTACTGTTCTGCACTTCTGGTTTCTGTACAGGAACTATCATAACAGGGCCTAACTCTATAACTGTAGGAGTCTTTGATATATCTGGAATCAAAACCCCGTATGCATTCTCTTTTGTTTCATATGCAGTATACAAAACCATTGCTGGGTCTGTTAGTATTCTAGTGTGTTCTGCTCTACGTAGAACATCAATGAGTATATTCATCGGATGCCCCTCCAACAAACTCCATCTTATCCACAGCAACTGCAAGAGAACCAGAATGTCTGTTCGATTTATCCATATCTCTATACACTCTTGCTTGTGCTCTACAGAAATCAGATATTTCTTTCAAAGACTGAAACGAAGTGCTTGTACTTCCTGTTCCGTATGCTTTTATCCCACCAGACCAGATTAAAGTCGCACTTTGCATCCACAGTATACTTGCTGTCTTTGCGGGTCTACTATAATCTATGAGAAGCAACTCTAAGTACGTATCATCGTCAGTCTGATAATAGGGGTATACATACTTCTTCAACAAGTCAAGGTCTGTCATAATCACCTCAATGATTCCCTACGGAGGATTAACTCCGTAGGGTACATACGAAAATTAGTTTACCAGTCTGGCAGAGTAATTTCTTGAATGAAATTGGCAATACCAATTGCATTGTAGATTGATTCTGCATAGTACCAAGCTTTCTGAGACTGTGTGAGAGTCTTGACGTCTGGTTGCTCGTCAACTTCCATAGTGAGTTCTCGCTTCATAGCAATCTTCATGTAGCGGTTAGGCTTCACAAGATAACACTTGCCCACAGGAACACCAGTAAAGGTATTTGTGTGGTCTTCAAAGTCGATGTACTCAGTATCGTACGCAACAAGCTGAGAAATATCAGAAATCCCAGGATACTTACGTTCGGCAACACTTGGAAGTCCACCAAGAATACGTCCGATGTGTCTAGCATCGTAAGAGTTACAAAGGAGGATAAGACCGGTAGCATCAATCTTCTTATCTGCGATAAGAGGGTCGGTGCGAACAGAAGCATCATCAATTGCATCATCCATGGTCATGTACAGAAGTTCCTGTCTTCCCATTTCGGCATCCACGTAAGGCCCACTCTGTGCAACACCATTGGTGTTAATGGAATAGTCGTAGTTGAGAATTGGTGACATTGCATCATCATCACGAGTAAGACCATACGCCATTGCAACACCTTCATTGACTTTCGCCATGTCAAATGTTACATCCCACAAATCAGCAAGCAGAGTGAAAGCAAAACCAGTGCATTTGATGTAGAATGTCATAAAGTCTTTCTGACCCATTCTCTTCTGACCCTGTGGTACAGCTTGCCCCTCACCGTTGTTCGTCTTAAACTCGAAAGCATAAGGGAACATTTCACGGAGTTCCATGATAGGAGTAGCATTAGGTGTGCTAACAACATCGTAGAACAACTGACGGATTGTCTGATGCAGAGTTTTCTTGATTGTCAAATCAATTCGCTGTGCATCCCAAAAGTTCTGCCAATCAATCGGAAGACTGTTTGAGGCAAGTTTACTTGTCACAATAAAATCTTTCATTGAACTGACACCATCGAGAGGTACATCAAAACCACTTGTGTACTTACCCGAAATTGTGATGGGTATATTAGAGCCAAACTCTTTCACAGAATCCATCACCTTAAAGGCTTTGTCGTTTCCCATTTCCATGATAGCTTTTGCACTACCAAATCTGGTGGGAACAATATGTGCACATGCTTCATTCTGTACATACACTTTTTGTCCAGCACTAAACTTTGCTTGCATATCAGTAAGCAAAGATTCTCTTGTAGTAATTTTCATTTATACTTCCCCCTTATGCTTAAACAGCTTCAACAATCTTGACGAGTTCGTCACGCATCAGACTTACATCTGAGGACTGACTAAACGGACGAAACTCCACCCATGCACTCAAGGAGTCTGCATCAGTGATGATACCAACAGGTACAGCATCGGCTTCTGATACAGCACACAAGTACCCTTCAACAAGCAACGCCTGTGGTACGAAAAACACAACAGCATCAACAACGAAAGCGTCTTCTGCAAGACCGGCTTTCACTTGACTAGTGTGCAGTGTTCGTGCGTGCTCAATGCAAATACGACCTCTCGCATTGGGTTCGATTCCTTCGTACTGCCGAACTTCCCCGAAGTACCCATTCAACAACACGAGTTCGTAATGAACAACAGTTCTTGTTGCAGTGTTTTTCACGGATGGCTGGTTGTCGTTCAGTGTTTGCTCGTGAAAATCATAGTTGCTAGTCTTGTAATCAGTCATTGCCATGTTAAGCCTCCATTACCTTTATTTTTGTTGCAGTCTTGTTCTCCACATCTGCACCATCCGAAGGTACAAAACCTACGGTACTAGCAAGAAATGTCTGCATGTTCTTTATTGAGGCAAGACCTTTGAGTCTTGTCACTTCCGTCTGAATGTCAGTCAGCCCACCAGTCTTGAGTGTGAACATGTCCTTTGCAATACCTAGAACCTCTTTAGATGTGAACTCTTTTGTGAGTTCCGCATCTTTGAGGCTATCGAACGTTGCTGTACGTTCTGCGAGGATGGTTGTGATAAAAGCATCAGCATCCCCACCTGCCTTCAAATTCAAACCTGTCAGTACGGAAAGCTGTGTCTTCTGCTCTGGTGTGAGCATTTCGATACCAAGCTCCTTTGCAACAGTTTGTAGATTTCCGTCACCACCAGCCTTGAGACTAGTCTTTACTCCGTCTATCAATTCAGTAAACTTCATGGGTGTTTCTCCTTCTACGTTGTCTTCTTCTTCGTTCTCTTCACTTGGAACGAGAAGTCCATTATCATCATAAGAACCAATTCTAAAGTTTGCTCCTACAATCTTTGCATCAGAAGCGTGCATATCATGTTCAACGATTGCATTTGTCTGATTCTTTACCGACTCTATTGCATACTGCGTGTAGTCGGATAAATCCTCAGTCCACACAATTTTGCGCTTTTGAATATCACCTGTAGAAGTAGACAATTGCCCTGCGGATATCTCACGCATGGTCTGTTCTACAAGTTCCTGTGCTTCCACACCTTTCTTTACAATAAGCCTGTTCCGTAACAAGAGCCTGTTGTCCTTCACAGTAGCACCAACAATGTACCCATCTGCGATAGCTCTCATTGCCCAATGACCTGCGTCTGCATGTCCTTTAATATAAGTAAATCCTGGCTTTTCGTTAACCGCTAAAGCATAAGATTTAGCCCACTCTTCCGTGAGGACAATGTTTCCAGAAGAGTCATCAGTTTTGTGGTCTTCGCCAAGCAATACTTCATTTACAAACTCAAGAGCTTCCATGTCAGCAAACAACTTGGAGACTGCATCCGTATTTCCTACGGGAACAGTATCCGGTAATACGTCTGTAACAACAACAGACCTAAATTGCGTACTATGTTGTTCATATTTACTTTTTGGTGGCATCTGCATCATCCCCTTTGGCATTATCATCATTAACAGCGGTATTGTCGTAACTTCCGTCTGCAATACGCTTATTCATAATGTTGTCCTGCTTTGCTCGTTTGTCTTCTTCTCTTTCAGTCATAATTTTCGCTGTTTCTTCAATTTCCTTAACGTGTGTTGCATAATCCTGTTCAACTTGCAGTATATCAAGTACTTTTAGGGACTCATATATCTCTTTATCACTAAGGATATTTGCTTGTTTAGCCTTGATAAGTGACGTAGAAAGAGTGTTGAGCGTAGATGCTTTCTCTTGTTCAGATGCAAAGTCTGGTGTTGGCCACACAAACACAAAGCTTTCAGTTTCATATTTGTTGAATGTTGCAAAGGAAAGGATGTCTAGTGCAATCTTAACAACCAATCTCCAACTTGCTTCATACTGTATCTGCTTTCTTTCAATCTTCTTTATGTACACAGGGCGTTGCTCACGTACAGAAGATAATGATGTGCCCATACTTGCGCCCATTACTATCTCTAGTGTCTGAGAACCTTCAATGATATTTGTGAATGACTTTTCAGACAGTACATTATACTCCCCTGTAACCCTATTGGATTCGATGTAAGATACAACCTCACTTTCTTCCTCCGCTGTTTGTGCGGCTTGGTTGATAAAGAAGTTTCTGTCATCGATACGTAAGGAAGCTCGCCCAGATTTTAAGCTTTCCCATGTACCAACACCAAAGTTGTTGTCCACCCATGTTTCTGGGTCATTTGCAGTAACCTGCATCTTTGGATGTCCGTCACGTTTCTGCGCACGTCCAGCTTCCACCGAAATATCATTGTACCATTTTAACTGTGGTTCAATATTCTCAATCTCACTGTGGCCTCTTACTTCCCAAGGCTCTGCATCATTTACGAAAGGTATGATTGGAATGAATCCAAACACGTTCTTTACTACTTTCGTGCCACTATACTTAGCTTCGTCACAAACATTAACCGTTGTTATGGTATCTTTGTCTACTGTTACAGTAGTCTTCATGTTGTGCGTATTTCTGTCTTTTGTCTTGTAGTTGAACTGGTCAACTATGATAAAGGCACTGATTTCCTTCGTTACAGGGTCAATAGGGATGTCTTCAACGGTTTCTGGACGTATAATTACGAACTTTATCTTGCCTTTTTGGTCTATTTGTGGCCAAATATACGCTGTTCCTTCTCGTTCAGATATCCTGTGTATCTGATGAAAAGGTAACAACTTCTTGAAATCATCCACAGTTTTCAGTGTTTTCTTGTTTGCTGAACGTATTTCTGGTATTCCAATGAAGGAACAGTTGCTATCTATGATAGGTTTGACCAAATGTGCAGACATTGCATACATGTTGTTTGTGTTTCGGTACAACTGACGTGTTAATTTCACGTCAACCTTTGCTGGCTCTGCCATTTCAAGAGGTGCGTTTACAACAGAGAATGGTGCTCTCTGTATCTTACGCCTAGCATCTGACAACATGTCCCCAAACAGCTTTTCAAACAAAGCTGTGGTTGCTGTTGAAAACAGGGATTTCTTACTTGACATTACGTGCCCTCACTATTGTATTCTGTGCAAAGAGACGTGCGCTTTTCTTATTTATCTTCAAAGTAGATGCATCTGCTCTCCAAGGAACACTTTTACGTGCCACAGGAAGAGCTTTCTGGTGCTTTTCGGGAATATCGTCATAGTCGTGTGTAGCCGCAAATGCAATAAGTTCCATGAAGTAACGTTCCTGTTTATCCAACACGGAGATAGCTTCTTCCAGTGCTTCGTGGTAGATGTTCATAAACTGTGCTTTCTCTTCTTTTGTGTACTTCATTAACTTACCTTTATGTTCTTCACAGCTTTTGCTGTACTCTGACGTGCCATTTGTCTTGCAACAACCATAAAACCACCACTCGATGCATCAGCTTGGTCATCATGTGAGGTCTGTGTGCCATCTGTAACACCTGCTAGTTCGTCAACAAATGCCCTGTTCCACGTCCCTCTCACAATATTCACGTTTCCACCTTTGACTTGTGAGGCAAATGGTCTCCAGTATACGAGTTTGGATGTACGTTTGTTGTTCGTGTGTACATCATGTCCCATTAACAATCTCGTATAATGCGAAGATTCCGATTTTCCCGCAGAGCCAGGGTCTCTTTCAATCCAAATAGCAACATCTTTCCCATCCGCTTCCGCTGTATCCTTTACAAGGTTCTCAACGTCTGCTGGTTCGAGCCTTCCACGTCTGATGTCCAGTACATAAATCTTATCTTGTCTGTCAATTCCAATCAGAGCACCTACAGTGTAATCGGGGTCTGGTGTAACGTCACTTGGTAGTGTTCCAGCCTTGTCCCAATATCGCACTATCTTCTTGAAATGCTTTAGAGGCGGTACGTCCTCTGCTTCAATATAGTTCCAATACGTGGTCTTAAACAGTTCCCCAGCTTGCGGTCTTGCGTGCCAATTGCCAAGTAACAACCTCTTGCGTTCATACTCAAACATAGCCGAGAGGTTTCCAAGATATGACGGGTCAAGCTTCATCAGTGTTTTGTTGTCCTGCAACTGTGCACTTATGAAAGTAAAACTCTTAGGGTCGTAATCCCACGGTTTGTTTCCGTTATCTGGATTACCCTTACGCCACTTGTTGGAATCCTGTCTTATTTTCCACGGTGCAATTTTTAGTGGGTACATTTTCCGTGCTTCTTCATAGCTGTCAAACCACAGAACTTCTCCCCCAATACGTAGTATCCAACGAACAACACCAGACCGTTCCTTTACGGGATATCCTTCATCGTCAAGCCACCAATCCAACAACGTTAACAAGAAACTATCGGGGTCGGGGTTGCATGTAGCACGAATGTAACTCCTTACACCACACGTGCTCCTATTCCTCGACAGCATGTACCAGAACTGTGTACTGCTAAAATGCTGTAGCTCGTCAAACCCTATCATAGCAAGCTGTGCTCCATCCCACGCTTTTACAGATTTCTCATGCTGTAGATGCGAGAATGTAATCTTTGCACCAGAAGGGAATGTCCACGTAGGTCGTGGCGAGAGTTTCTGCTCCCCACCCAAGTCTGGGTATACCATGGAAGATGTGTCCCACAACCCACCACCAGACGTAATCTGAGTGGATTGTCGTCTTAAGAGCAGTGCTTCATAGCCTCGTATGGCTATGTTGCGAGTAGGGTCGAGTATCAGAGCAAAGCTTTTGCCACTCCCTGCACTCCCTCCGTACACGATAATATCACAATCTAAAGAGAGAAACAACTCCTGTGGGCCTTTTTGTGGCCTATACACAGTAGGTTTACGTTCAAGTTGCTGAACTCTCTTTAATGGCATTATTCAT